CGTTACCTTTAATACTATTTTTTTAATCTGAAGTTATTAGGGTCTTTTACGTGATGAGGTAATCTTTTTTCTGCTTCAATAGAAGTTCCGTATGTTTTAATTATAATTTCTGTTTGAGCATCTGATATACATTCAAATACATAAGTTCTTAATGGTGGCATAATTTATCTGTTTTTAAGTTTAACATACGTCAAAGATAGTGAATAAATTGTAAATACAAAAGGAATATTAAAAAAGTTTAGTTTTTATTTTACCGTACTAAAGGTAACACCGTATAACCACCATTAAAACGGATGGTTATACCTGTACGTTGTACCGCATTTGACAAATCTTTATGGATAAAAAAATAATAGAGAAATATTTTAATATCGTTTTGTTATCTGTCAAAGGTGTGACAACAATCCTTATAAATCTGATTCTGAATCTCTAAATCCTGAATATGATTACGCTGATTCCTTATCCGTTTCTCACCAAGAAAAAATAACAGAACAGCAAGAAAAAAAGCTAAATGACTCATTAAAAACCAAAAATTGGTCGGATTAGAAAAAACGCGGTACAACAATGTATATAAAAAATTGCTTTTTTTGTTATTATTTCTATGTTTCATCTTTTCTGTTTTATTTGTTTTTAAACCGAAAAGCAACGCATATTAACACGCAACTTTTCATATACTAGACCTTTGTAAAACATATTATTGTTTATCTCGTCTTTTAATATTTTTACACTCTTTACATTCTTTATTGCATTTATTAACCTCAAAGTAAAATTCATCTCTACAATAAAACGGTTTCACAACTACACCTATATCACATGGCTTGTTTGTTCTTTTAAATTTATCTAGTATTCTATTTGTAAAGTTCATTGTTTGTTTATTAAGGTTACTATTTATTCACCGAATCCGTTAACTACAATTATTGGATTTATGTTTGTCATATTTATTAATTAAGTTATGTGCATCAGCAGGGTGCAAGTCATCAAACCACCAATAAGCAAAATCTAATAACAGTTCCCTTCGGTAGTTAACACCACCTAGACGTAATGCTAATCTCATTATTAATCTACCTACTTTATTTCTCCAATAATCTTTGTAATTTTTCATAAATATATTTTTTTATTAAGTAGCACTACGCATAGCCAAAAAGTTATAAACAATTAAAAAATACACCAAACCATAACCATTCAATCGCAAATCCATTTTTATAGACAGCGCAATCTTCTTCTTCAATCTTACTGTAAATAATTGTAAGTCTTGGTAATACTTCAAACTGTGTTTTAAATGTGTTGTAAAATTCCATAATTGTATTTTTAAAAAGATGGCTAACACCACCTATATTCCATATTTTTCGTTCCTCAAAATCCGTAACATAGCCAAACCGTTGTAAGTAATTATTTTGCTAAAGGTTTTCAATCCACTTACAACCACTACATTGTTCCTTGCATTTTTTAGATGAATATTTTAAATCCTCATCCTCGCAAAAAAACGTACTCACAACATCGGTTAAAGTTAATGCTAAAACTCTGTTCTCTAGCCAATGTACATAGTGATTATTATATTTGCCTTCTCCTTTATAATTTCCGTATTCCTTATAATATTCTTTCTGTAATTCACATCTCTTGCTCATTGTTTCTTTATTTTATTATTTATTTCACGCAACTAACCTTAACATTGTACGTTCTAAAACATAATATTTATATTTTAATTGTTAATCTTTACTGGGTTAAAAAATTGGCTACTTAATCTTGTGTTACTATACTGGACAACAAACTACCATCTATATCTAATTGACCTGAGTTCCACCAATTACCCAAACCAAACCATTCACCGTTTAAAGTTCTAGCAAAAACAGCAACAGGTTCTTCACTATACTCAGTGCTGTTAGCCTTTATAAAAAAATCAGTTTCTTTAAACAACCAAGGACAAGACAAACCCTCTTTATTCCATAATTTCAATATATACTTATCAGCTTTATTGAACGGTATTATTTCTGTTACTGTAATTTTATATCGTCTGTTTTCACTTATTTTACCATCGTCAAAGCAGTCGTATGTTTTGCCAATTTTAGGGATTTCTCTCATGTTTTTTAATTTAAAGTTTATACTATTTGTGGGTTTGCCTTCAGCAAATGTAATTGTTTATAATCTCTTGTGCAAATTTTAATCTACTAATTTTATACAATTCAATTATACACAAGTACTATGATTTCGGTTTATAGCAATCATACCTTTTTGCGGATGATACTCAATCGCACATTTGTATTCTTCCGCTAACTTGTAGAATTTTTTTAGAAATTCTTTGTTTTTGCCTTCTGGTGTGTTATGGTTTAATTCTATAATCTGTCCTTGTGGACTACATCGTCTCAAGCCTATTTCTATCCCGTGTTTTATGCCTTTATGCCAAGTTTCTCGCATATCCATATTGCTATAACTACTTCTACCAAATAATAGGCTTAATCCACTTCCTTTATCTAAAAAAGATGTATCGCCTTGCATCTCTTCCGCAAAAATATTTTCAATTCTAATGTCCATAATATTTAAATTTTTTAGTTTTCTTAAACCGTTATAAAAAAGGTGGCAGGAATCGAACCTATGCAAAACGATATTACCCGTTATTGAAACCAATTCGCAATTTGTTTATTTGTCTGCAATACCACCCATTTCTTTTTTATGAAAATAGTCAATAATAGCCATCCACATTTCTTTTGAAAATCCGTCATTGCCAAGTCCATTATCTTTTATGTGTTCTATAAATTTATGTAATTCAGTCATATTTATTTAATTTATTGTTGATAATACGTAACTAATCTTATACGTTTTTATCCACAAATAATTTTACTATGTCCTTTACCTTCATTAAGTGCATATGGTATATTCTTGCAATTATGGTTTTCATCGCAAACCAATTTACCACTATAACCATCTACATCTTTTACAACAATCACTTCATATCCCCATTCACTTTTTAGTTTATCACCAACTAAAATTGGTTGCTTATTATCATCATAAAACCCCGTAAAATTCTCATTTGCTAGCAATTTATAAAGTTCATTGCTTTTATCTTTTTGGTTACTATTTCCTGTACTCATAATTTCTGTATTTTTAATTAAGTTAGTTAATGTTTCAAGTCGCAACGAAACCTTATACTAAACAATAAAATTTATAAAAGGTCTGTGTCTTCTAAATAATTTCCTGATGATAATAAAAAAACAGATAATGGTAATACATACCAAACGTCTATAAATACTTGCATCTTTGTTAAATCATCGTTTATAAACCAATATACTGCTGGGTAAAATATTGATATAATACCTAATATTATCAGTAGAAAACCAAAGTACTCTTTAAGTTTTTTTATCATTTTGTTCATTGCTTATTTATTTAATTTTGTTCTTAATCTTGTGTTGTTAGACTAGACAACAAACTACCATCAATGTCTAATCTACCGCTATTCCAATAATAACCAAGACTAAACCAACCTCCGTCTTTAGTCCTCGCAAACGTACAGTAAGGCTCTTCTTTACATTCAGTAGAATCAGCTTTTATAAAGTAATCCGTATTGTCAAATAACCAATCACTAGTTAATCCTTCGTCAGTCCAGAGTTTTAATGTTTTTTCATCTGCCTTGTCAAAGGGTATTATATCTGTTATTGTAACTTCATATCTTCTACCCTCGGTTATTTTACCGTCATCAAAACAGTTGTACGTTTTTCCTATCATTGGTAAATCTTTCATTTTTTTATAATTTTAAATATTCTTAATCTTGCGTAATTTGGATGATTCCGAATAAATCTAATAGCTCAGATAGTTTTTTGTTTAATTCACTTTGTTCTTTTAGCATCTTACTTGTTTCATCAAGCCTCATTTTTAACTTTACATAGGCTTTGTGCCAATCACAATCAATATCTCTGTCTCCTTGTTTCATAATTTTAAATTTAGTTTGTTGTGGTAGCGACATTCGTGTCGTCACCATCCGCTATTATTCTTGTGTTTTAATGTTAACTATACCGCAATATACAACTTATTTACAAACTACCAAAACTTTTTTACAATTTTAACAAAAAAAATAGGATAGTTAATTAAAACTACCCTATTCAAAACAAAAAATGAAAAAAATCAAAACTAGATATCAGTAACAGACTCGAACTGCTTCCTTGGAAATTCATGAGATTAATTCGACCCAATATGCTAACCCTTACACTAACTGATGCTTAATAGATAAAGTAACGTTCTGTGACCTCTGTAATAGAATACCTGTTTACTTCTTGTCGTGTGCTTTCGCATATCTATATAATACTTAATAATTGATTCCGTAGTAGGATTCGAACCTACGCGCACAGCCCAATTTCTGTAGCTCTGACCTTCTGAGACTTATACGGAACACCATTCTACTAAACTTGTCTAGTTGGCAGGATTCGAACCTGCGAATCTCCCGATTCCAAGTCGGGCGGGTATATCCATCTGCGCCTAACAACTAGCTAACGATACAAATATAATAAAAGTTTACGTTATAACCTAATTATGATAGAATATATTTACCTCTTTCTATAGAACGCCCACAAACATACTGTATTAAGTACCTAGCAGCATCAATACCATGATTCCATAAATCAATAGGAACTGATTTACCACCATGTGCAGCCTTAACTTTCCAAGCATAGTTATTGAACTCTTTAACAAGATTAACGCTCTTAGGATCTATTATAATATGGTAATCTTGCATTATTGCAATACCTTTGTTTATAGAATCTGGAAACTTTAATGTTGGTGTCATGTTTAACCCTGTTGCTCTAAGACTTTGCCATAACCTAGGGTCTGCATTATCACATACTATTAAACTGTCCTTAGCGTACCTTCTATTAGCGTGTTCTAATTCCTGAGAAGTCATACCTTTTTTATACACATGCTCTCTTAGCCATATTCTCTTTGTCTTTTTACAGATAGAACCTTCTATAAGAGTACTAGGGTCATTTGAGAATCCATAATCTTGTCCAAATACACTATCAGAATCAGTTCTAAAGTCTCCTATCTCCCAATCTGTAAATATAACACCTTCTGCTCTATCTAGCCATCCTCCAAGTATCTGATGCTTGTACTTATCTGGATTCCTTCTTTTCATATCCTCACACTCAGCTATAAAGTCCTCATCAAGATTATCTATATTATCATGATAGGTGGTGTGTATGTATGTAGCGTTTCCTTTTTGTGTATTAGAACCCTCTGGAACACCTCTAGCCTCAAAGAATTTACCATAGATAAAATGAGCCTTTGTTGCAGGATTCATTATGACTATGCATCTATTGTGTACACCTTTCTTTCTTATGGAAAGATTTATTTTATCAAACTTTTCTTCATCAAGTAGCTCCTCTCCCTCGTCAAGAACAAATGTAGTTAGTCCGTTAATAGATTTAAGGTTTGCAGTCTGGTCTCCTGATGCTGTCTGAATACCTGAAAACATTATAGAACTACCAGTTAGTTTGTTTGTTATAGTCTTTTTAGTTACCTCAAACACATCTTGTACCCCCATAAGCTCAATCTTTTCCAAGAACTCGGGTATAATAGACTTCTCGGCAGATGTCATCGTATAACGAGTGTATAGTATTTTATGACCAACCTCGTATGTAAGCAATAAAATACAAACAGTTACACCGAAACTCTTACCACTGCCCCTTCCTCCCGTTACGATAAAGTACTTTCCATCGTTCTTTAACATTGGTTTGTACTTTGAGTGTAAGTCAACTTTATTCATCTATTTTTGGCTGTTCAGGAGTTATATCAATAGTGTCGTCATCAAGGAAATTAACAAGAGGGATGTTTACGGTTTGTTTTACATCTACTTCCTTGTATTCCTTCGGCTTGCCGTAATTATACTCTAATAACTTCTGTAAGTGAGGGAAACTACCACTCTTAGCGTTCTTTGCAATGTCTAACCAAAACTTCTCTTCACTGCCCCATTGCTTTTTGATAGCATTTTGAGATATAGCTCTTAGCTTCTTCTCTGTTACTTTAGGAGGTCTGCCTGCTCTGCCCTTAGTACTATGACCACCATTACTTTTTCTACCATCTACTTTCTCAGGTAATTTATCTTTATCTTCCATAATTAATATATTATATATAAATAACTATGGATTAATTAATTGATTCTTGAAACTAAAAAAGCTAACTCAGTTAAGAATTAGCTTATCTTTAAAAGACTATTTTTTTATATATTTGTATTTAATTATTAAACACTATTATCCTGTATTCATTTATAAATTATTACAGTGCTCTGTCGAGCATTAATATAGTGTAATCTTACTCGGTTGTTTATCAGTGTGATTCTTATCATAGTTCAAAGTTACACAAAGCATATTTAATAATCAAGTATTTTAGATAATTATAAACCTATGTTAATAGATTAGTGTTTTATGTTGTTTATTAAAAAAAAAGATGTATGTTTGCATAGAACAATAAAACAAATAAAATGAAAGAATTATTTAAAACAGATGAAGCGTTTGATTATTTAAAATCAGTAACTATAGGTCTTTATGATTACGAAGGGTCACCAATGCTTAATAGTGACAGTAAGTATGCGGATTATACAGTATTATTAACAGACGAGGATATAGATAATAGTCACTACTCATTAACCTTTGATAGTAAAGAAATACAACGCGCATTTTATTTATCTCTTTTGGATAAGTTTTGTTGTGATGATGCTATTATGATTCATAGTCTTGTCTTTAGGAAAAGTAGCTTAGTTGTTTTTTCTAGCGTTAAATTTTCTGTTTGCAAAGTTTTGTTGAGTCAAAGAAAACTTTAACAAAAATTATTTGCACACGATATTAATATAATATATATTTGTAGAAACTTTAAAACAATAGATATGAATTTAAAAGAACAGTTAGAAGAATTAAAACAAAGCGGAGGTACTGTAAGGGAGATTACAGATGCTATGCTAGTACTTGACCAGTCAATGAGAGACTTAGGTAAGGATTGTAGTAAAGAAGCCTTAAAACAAGCTAAAAAAGACTCTAAGGTTATTTATAGCGCTATTAAAGAAGTAGACTTAGAGTTAGGTAAAATGTTAATATTAAATATAGATATGTAATTAATGGATTGGAGAAGTAAATCACTGAAAAGTAATACTAAGTTCTATAAATCTATTGATGATTTTCCAAAGGGTACGGTTGGATTTGTTTACAGGATAACCAACAAGGACACAAATGAGTCTTACATAGGTAAAAAGATTTTAATGCACAAGAGAACTCTTAAACCTCTAAAGGGATATAAAAGAAAGAGAGTTAAGTATGTTGAATCTGATTGGAAAACATACACAGGCTCAAACGAAATAACAAAAACATGGAATCCAGAAGATTGTTATAGAGAAATACTAGAAGTATGTTGTAATAAAACAATAATGAGTTATTTTGAGACTAAGTATCAGTTTATACTTAATGTACTTGAAAACGATAACTACCTTAATTACAATATAGCAGGTAAGTATTATAAAGATAAGATTCAAGAATATATTAAAAAAAGTAAGAAATAACTTGCAAGTGACAATAATTTAAACTATATTTGTAATATGAGTGAAGAAGCAGACAAAATAGTAAGGCTTTTAGAGGCTTATGAAGACCAAGTGGAAATTTTAAAAAAGATGTTAGCAAGTAGGGATGATACTATAGAGTTGTATCAAGGAAGATTAAAAGTAGCTAATGGTAGAATAGAGGCTATGAATACAGAAGTAAGAATATTAAGAAACCAATTAAACAGAAGAGTATGATTAAAAAGTTAGTGAAAATTCAAAACGAGTTAAAAGCTCCTAAGAACCAAAGGAACGCTTTTGGTAAGTACAACTATCGAAGTTGTGAAGACATCTTAGAAGCTGTTAAACCATTAGCAAACGCAGAAGGATGTGTGGTAACTGTATCTGATGAAGTTGTTATGGTAGGTGAGAGAGTGTATGTTAAAGCAACTGCATTGATTTATGATGGTGACCATGAGATTAAGACAACGGCATTAGCAAGAGAGCCAGAGCAACAGAAAGGAATGAATGAAGCACAGATTACAGGTTCAGCAAGTAGTTACGCTAGAAAGTATGCTCTTAATGGTTTGTTTGCTATTGATGATACAAAGGATGCAGATTCTACAAATGAACATAGTAAAACAAATAAATCTGTTACTCCTAAAAATCAGAATAAGAAACTATCTGAAAAAGTTTCAAAACCAAACGGAAAGCAAGTGTTAACACAAGAAGGTTTTGAGTTCTTAAAAAAAGAAGGAACATTGAATCAAGTTAAATCTGCACTAAACGATAGAGAAATAACAGATTTACAAAAGAGTGCATTACTAATATTAGAAAGACAATTATTAAATAAATAAATAGAAAATTATGAGTGAATTAGCAATTACAGGAAAAATCAAACAGTTTAAAGATGTACAAACAGGTGTTGGAAAACAGTCTGGTAATCCTTGGTCAAGTCAAGAGTTTGTAGTAGCAAACAATGATGGTTATGAAGGTAAGGAACAAATCTTTTGCTTCAAGGTGTTTGGAGATGACAAGGTAGAGCAGTTAACTAAGTTTAACAAGGTTGGAGATGATGTTAAGGTTATGTTTAATATCTCTGTTAACGAATACAATGGAAACCATTACACATCTCTTAATTCATGGAGAGTAGAGAAGATTGGAGAAGTAGCAACAAGTGAAGCTACGAGTAATCAACCAGATGATTTACCATTTTAGGATAGTAAATTAGTAGAGCGTAGCACCGCAAGGATAACCAAGGGATGAGCATTTCTCGTTCGGCTACGCAATACTTATTTTAAAACAAAACTTATGACAAAGAACGAACAAGAAGTATATGATTACTTACTAGATTACAGAGCTGAGGAGGGTAAATTTAACCTTTCTAACAAGGAAATGATAGAAGTACTTAACGTTAATGATAGAACGCTTTACAGAGCTTTAAAATCACTTGAGAGTAAAGGTCTTATTAGAAGAGAGACTGTTAGTGTAGGGAATTTTGGTAAATCAAGAACAATTATTATATTATGATGTTAAGTGTTACATTGGTTACAATATTGACTATATATTTAATAGAATACTTTGATAGAAATGACTGGATTTGATAAGTTAGAGATATATTTCAAAGACAATAAGAATCAGACTAAAACAGATTGTCCTAGATGCTCAGTTAAAAACTCTTTATCTGTAAACAAAGGACTAGGATTATACAACTGTTATAGTTGTGGATTCAAGGGCAAAATAAACAAATAATTATGGTAGACAATAAAGTTATTCATGTTGATTGTTTTAGTATAAGGAAAAGAGAACCCATGAAGGAGATATCTGAAACGGAAGAGAGGGACTTAATAAACGAGATAGGCAAACTTATATGGGATAAAGGATATATGTACTCCTGTGTATTTTCAAACTACAAATAAATGACAGAAAATGAAGTAATCAAAAAAGAAGAACAAAGAATGTACTATGACATGATGCTCTCAGATGTTTATGTAGACCCAGCAGAAGAGATAGAGCATCCACCTGTTGCAATTAGTTATGGAGAGCATTCTTATAATACAAAGAACGGAGTACAAACATACCACACACCATTAGCAACATACGGTAACTTTTCGTTTGTACAAGCACCACCAAAATCATGTAAATCTTATTTGATAAGCTTAATATCAACAGCTTATCTAAATGGTAACGCAGGAACAAGAGGTGGAGATTTAAGAGGTCATAGAGCAGATGAAGAGATAATTCATATAGATACTGAGCAAAGTAAGTTTCATGCTAGTAGAGTATTTAAAAGACCTTATGAGATAACAGGAAAACCATACGAAGGTTATCATACATTAGCTTTAAGACCAATGAGTCCAAGAGATAGAATGGGATTTATAGAGTGGTATCTTGAAGAGAAAGTAGAGAAAGTAGGATTAGTTCTTATTGATGGTATTGCAGATTTATGTAATGATGTTAATAATATAGAAGAGGCAAACTTACTTGTGCAATGGGTAATGAGAATGACAGCCGTGCATAATTGCCATATAATGACTGTTATACATTCAAACTTTGGCTCAGATAAACCTACTGGGCACCTTGGTAGTTTCTTAGAGAAGAAAGCAGAAACTCAGATAGAGCTAAAGAAAAATGAGATGGCAGTAGGTACAATAAACGTATCATGTAAAAGAAGCAGGTCAAGAGAATTTGAGCCTTTTGATTTCATTATTGATAAATACGGACTACCAAAGATAATTACACCACCAAATTTAACAAATTTTTAATTATGACAAAAAAGAAAGATTTCAGACCAAGATTAAGAGGTAACGTAAAACAAGCATATGAGAACATTACAAAAGTAGAGAACAGGGTATTAGTTATTGGAGATTTACATGAGCCTTTTTGTTTTGACGGTTACTTAAAATTCTGTAAAGAACAGTATTCTATCAACAACTGTAACAAAGTAGTGTTTATAGGGGATATTATTGATAATCATTACTCTTCATACCATGAGACGGATAGTGATGGCTTAGGAGGTAAAACAGAGCTTGATTACGCTATTAACAAACTAAAGAAGTGGTATAAAGCATTTCCTGATGCAGATGTAACGCTAGGAAACCATGATAGAATTATTATCAGAAAAGCTCAAACATCAAATATTCCTAGTAGATGGATAAAAGAGTTCGGAGAAGTTCTTGAAACACCTAATTGGAACTTTGTAACAGAGGTTTATATCGATGGTGTTAGATACGTTCATGGAGACAAGAGCAACAAGCCAAGAACAGCGGCAAAGAGAGATATGGTAAGTACTGTGTCTGGTCATTACCATACTGATATGTATGTAGAATGGTTCTTTGGCAAAACAAGAAGTATATTTGCCATGGCAGTAGGATGTGGAATAGACTCTAAATCTTATGCGATGGGGTATATGCAAGGAGGCAAAAAGGAAGCTATTGGAATAGGAATTGTAAAAGGAGGTACTGTAGCGTTTAACGTTCCTATGAATTTATAAAATAAATGAAGTTTCTCTAGGATATAACCTTAATTTTTATTATATTTGAAATATGAAATACGTAAAAGGACAAGAGCTTAGGATTGTATCAGATACATCAGGGCACAGATTACCGAACGGTAGCATCGTTAGAGTCATGGAAGTAAATAAGTATGATTATATTGCGATATCAAGAAGTAATGTAGAAGTATATGTTAATCAGCAAGATGTAAATAGTTTATGAGAACTATAGATTTATTAGCTAAGAGAGATGATGAATGGCTAAAGATGGCAATGTCTTTTGGGTTAGAGAAGAAAGATGCAAGAGAGCTAACCCAAGAGATGTATTTAAGGATGGATAAATACAAGCCTGTTGTTGATGGTATTATGTACAATGATACCGAGGTTAATACGTTCTATATTTATCGAACTATGAGAAACTTATTCTTTACGAAATGTTCTAAGACTAAAAGAGAGAAAGAGGTTTTTACCTTTAACAGTCCTTTGTTAGATGCTGAATTTAATTACGAACCAGAGGATGATGACATATATTCTGAATTTAGAGAGAAGGCAGAAAAAATAAAAGCACAGTATTCTGAATCATTTGAACATGGTTATAATAAATATCTTTTTGATTCTTTGTTTGGCAATATAAAAGAAGATATAGATAAGGTTGTAGGTTCTTGGTATTGGTATCAAGCTAAGTTATTTAGGTTGCACTTTGATAAGGGAATGTCTATGAGGAAAATAGTTAAAGAGACAGGAATAAGTTTAAAGTCCGTATTCAATACTCTTAAATCAGCTAAGTCAAAACTTAGAGAGCGTTTTCAGGAGGATTATAATAGATATAAAAAATCATTAGAAGTATGAAAGCAAGCAAGAAATTTACAGTAAATGAAAGATTAGCAAACCTAGAAAAAGCAGTAGGAGAACTGTATTTCCAGTTAACAACAGTATTAAAAACATTAAAAGAAGAAGATGGCAAAGAAGAAAGCAAGTAAAGGACTTGGAGATACTGTAGAAAAGATTACAGAAGTAACAGGTGTAAAGAAAGCTACTAAGTTTTTATTTGGAGAAGATTGCGGATGCGATGAACGTAAAGAGAAACTAAACAAAATGTTTCCTTACAGTAAAAAGCCAGAATGTCTTAAACAAAAAGAATTTAAGTTCCTTGATAGGATATACAAAGCCAATGCAAGAGCGTTATCAAGAGAAGATAACAGAGAGCTATACACTATCTATAACAGAGTGTTTAACGCTAAGAAAGTAAGTACTACTTGTGGTAGTTGCGTAAAGAGTGTAATGAATGAGCTAAAGAAGATCTATGATGAATATGTGGAATAGAAAACTAAAAGAAGAGATATTATCCTTAAAGAAAAGGATAGCTAAGTTAGAGAGCCCATTCAGTATAGAGACAGGAGACAGAGTTTACGGTTACTTAAACTGTAAAGATGAAGTAGTCAAAGCTAAAGGAGTTGTGGTAGACAGAAAAAGCGAGTACGAAAAATATGATTCTCTTGGTCTTTATAGATTCACAAAAAAATACAGAGTGTTATTTAAAGGACACAAAATCCCTTATTGGTTCTTTGAATACGATTTAGTAACTAAAAAAATAAAGAAGAAATGAATATACCGAAGCCTAGAAAATACGAGACAGAGACAGAATACATTCTTAAATGGTGTAATAACGCAGCAGTAATGCAATCTATTCCAAACAAACAAGCTAGGATAGATGCTGTTAGAGCAGCTTTTAAACAGAATTTTAACCCAAAACAGTAGAAATATTTACCCTAGGATTAATTTTCTGGGGTTTTTATTTGGTAGTTAATAAAATAGTTGTATATTGCAGCATAATTTAAAAACAGTATTATGACTAAGAACAAAATATGCAACTCGTGTAAAAAAGAATACCCAAAAACGCTAGATTATTTTTTTGCTAAAAAGACAAAGAAAAGGATGGCGTCAGGAGAAGTTGTGATTTACAATGGCTTTAGAAGTACGTGTAAGACTTGTCATGGAAAGAAAGGAGATGAAAGAAGGATTGAAAAGCGATGCAAAGAGATGAAATGTGATGTTTCTGAATATCATGAAAAATGGAAAGAGCAATACACTAAAACTAGAACAATAGACTTAAAAGCCAAGAACGAACTCAAAGGCAGAGGATACGACCACTACCTTAAACTAAAGCGAGATAATGAGGTATCCAACTACAAAGAATACATGGAAA